TATAGTTAGCTAAAGTACCTCGATGTTGACGCGGGATTTAAGTATAGTTCATGTATACGTTTTTCATTTATATACACTTACGCAAGGTTACAGAAGAGGCTTTAATAAATTTATGGAGAACTATAATGGAGTACCAAGAACAAATATGTGAAAATTGTAATGGCTCAGGTGAGGGAAAACATGAATCCCTTATTTGTATTTTCTGTCAGGGGACAGGAATAATTTATACAGAAACTGAGGATTCTTCTCATGATTAAAGATGAATTAATACAAAAAATAAAAAATGCAAATGCTGCTTATAGTTCTGGAATGCCTTATTTAACTGATGTAGAATATGATGAGCTTTGGCAGCAACTTCATAGTCTTGATCCATATAATAAAGTTCTTTATCATACTGCCAGAGATCCAAAACTTGGACAGAATATTCATCCTCATCTATATAAAATTAAAGGTACTCATAAAGCCTTTAATCAAAAAGATCTTATTCCATATCTACAACGTTTCGGTTCCAGAACTTTAATCCTTGAGCCAAAATATGATGGTTGTGCAGCAGTCTTATATCGTCAACAAGAAGGGCATTATAAACTTATTCTTGAGGGTGATGGTTCAGCTGGACGAGATATAACTCATCATTTAAAGAAAATGATACTTACTTTTTTTCCTTTAGCCATCAATTCAGTAGAATTAATTATTCGTTGTGAAGATTGGAAAGATTCTTATGGATCAAATCCTCGAAATACTGTTGCTGGTTGGTTAGCAAGAAAAGAACTTCCTCATTCCATTACTATAGTTCCTCATAATAAAAGTCTTACCTCTATCAAATATACCTATGATGGAAATATTGAAAACTTTTCTGAACTCCTTCTATCTTTACATAATAAATGGAAAGCGACTTATCCAATAGATGGTATTATGATTAAGGTAAAAGATTCTAAATTACGTTTAACATCTGATACTCATCCAGATGTTTATCAATGGTCTCTTGCTTGGAAGCCACCAATACAAACTGCTGAAACAATCGTAACAGATATTGAATGGAATGTTAGTAGAAAAGGAAGAATTATTCCTACTGTTATCTACGAACCAGTTGAACTTTGTAATACAATTAACTCTCGAGCTACAGGAAATAATGCTCAATGGATTAGAGATAGAAAATTAGTTAGGGGAGCTAAAATAATTGTAGGTAAAGCAGGAGAAATTATCCCAAAAATTATTTCTGTTAATTCATCAGCCCCTTATCCTTCTTTAATTCCTGAACAATGCCCAGTTTGTGGTATGGGATTATTGATGCAGGATAAACATCTTATATGTACTGGAAATAAATGTTTACCACAATTAATTAAATCTCTCCATTATTTTTATTCGGATAAAGGTATGGATTTAAAATCAATAGGTGAGCATATGATTGCTGATCTTATTGATAATCCATTATTATATAAAATACTTATTGATAAACCTTGGGCATTACTTAGCCCAGAAGAATTTAAAATAAAAACAATGATTGTAAATATTTGGGGAGAAAAACGTACATCTACTTATATACATAATCTTAAGGAACTTAATAACACAAAAAATTTATGTCATTTTATATCCGCTTTAGGAAAACCAGGACTTGCTTATAAAACAGCCCTTAAAATATATCATGCATTAAAAGGACATAATGTAAAATCTTATATCCCCTCTAAAGCAATAAAAAATTTTGTTGATACTTTCTTACTTGTTAATCAAGTAAGCTCCCAGATAAATTTTACTTTTCTTCCTGTTCCTCAACCACCGAAAATGATTTATTGCATTACCGGTACATTGACAAACCCAAGAAATGAAATGATAAGTTATCTTGAAAAATATCAGTGGCAGATATCTAATCAAATAAGTAAGTTTGTTAATATTTTAATTGTAGGAGACGAACCAGGAAGAATTAAAATAACTAAAGCAAAAGAATTAAATATAAAAACTATAAGTGAATCAGAACTTTTAAATAATTTAACTAAGGAGATTTGAATATGGTACAGCATCGTGATGAAAGGGAAACCAATGCTGCTTTTAGAGTAGAAAACTCTTTATATAGAAGTGTTGTAGATAGATTATATTATGGACAGCCTTCTATATTATTTCGTAGATTCTTTAAAGCGCTTAAATTAAAACTTGACGAAGGTAAAAAACATGAAATTATAGCTTTTTTATATGGTGAAGAATCAATTACTTTTAATGTTAAGAGTAAGAGTAAGGATAAAAATAAAGGTAAAGGTAAATAACCATGGCTCTTATGGATAGAATTAAAATTAAACACTATCTACAGCATACAATAACTGAACAAACAAAAATGATTGAAGACTTACAGCAGTTACGTATAACTGATCAGATAGAAGCCAGAGCTATGAAAGCTACTACAACAAAGTCTGCCAGAAAAAATAAACGTAAGCGTGGTAAGAAAGTAAAAGATCCTAAAGCTGCTTTACAAAAATTATTTTCTCAGCTGACTCAGAATGAAATTCAATCTTTAAATAAAAGGATGTTTTAAATGACCTCAAAACTATTTAAAAATGCTACAATTGATATAGATAAAATAAAAATAAAAACAAGGGGACGAAAAGATTTAGGGGATCTTACAGAACTTAAACAATCTCTTCAAAAGTCTGGTTTAATTAATCCAATTTTAATTGATTCAAATAATTTATTAATTGCTGGTGAGCGTCGACTTACTGTAGCTAAAAAATTAGGTTGGAATCAAATTGATGTTAGGATATCCCCAGAAATTAATCGAGATAATCTTCTCTTATTAGAAATGATGGAAAATGTAGCACGAAAAGATTTTACATGGTCAGAAGAACTTGAACTTAAAAAAGCTCTACATGAATACTGGTCAGATTTAGCAGTACAAGAAAATCAGAAATGGGGATTTAGAGAAACAGCTAAAAAACTTAATGTATCTTTAGGGGGTTTAAGTACTGATCTTGTTTTAGCTATTGCAATTAAAACTTTTCCTAAACTTACTGAATATGAAACTAAAACTAAAGCTAAAGCTGCATATAAAAAAATGGGAGAGCAGGCTCAAGCTATTCAAGCTGCGAATAATTTATCCCCAGAAGAAAAGATAAACCTGAAAAATATGATGTCTGGAAAACTTAAGTCGGTACAGGATAAAAAAGGTAAATCAAAATTATTATGTTCGCAGCATGAAGATTCTGTTCCAGTTACCGAAACTAAAACTAACGGTTCAACTATTGAACACCAAGAATTGAAAAGTAAAAATAAGAAGTATGAAGTGGCTTATATAATTACAAAATACAATAAATTTTTAAACGATATACCTGATAACCAAGTGGGGCTTATTGAATTAGACCCTCCATATGCAATTGATTTTAATACAAATTACGGGCAAGTTTCAAATATTAAAAGTAAAGCAACTGATTGGACAGTCGAAAAACTTTTTAATTTTTATACCTCAACTTTACCTATTTTATATAATAAACTTCTTGATAATAGTTTTATTTTATGTTGGACAGGTATAGAACATTGGATTAAAATTAATCAGTTAGCCGAACAAGCTGGCTTTAAAGTACAACAAAAACCTGGAGTATGGGTAAAACCTGGAGGTTCTTGTAATTCTCCAAAAACAACAATGATATCTTCTTATGAAACTTTCTTACTTTTTAGGAAAGGAAATGCTACATTTAATACTCCATCATTCCCATCAGTAATTCATTTTGATCCTGCTCCAGCTACTCAACGTATTCATCAATGGGAAAAACCATTAGATATGTATAGATATTTTTGTTCTGCTCTTGGTAGACCTGGCTCACTTTTCTTATCTTTATTTGCAGGTTCAGGCAATGCTTTAATTGCAGCTACATATGAACGAATGATTGCTATGGGTTGTGATGAAAGTCAAAAGTACGTATATGAATTTTATAATAGATTTAATAAACTCTTTAATTAAGGGGGTTTTATGTATAAAGAAAATATAAAAATTGAGAAGGAAAATTTTGGGCAAAAGAATAAGGTTGTTGCACACCCAAAAATCCCGCTTCAGGACAACGGTAAGGGGGTAAAAACGGCGGTACAACCAACACGGGTACAACCCCCCACACAAAAACAAACCGACGTTAAACAAAAGATTTACACTAACTGTAAACATACAAATCTAATTCCATATGAACTTAAACATGGAAAACTTATAAGTAATAAGACTCAAGGAATACCTAAATGGACATGGGACTGGAGTGCTTCAATGATGAGTGCCAGTCGGAGTCGTGTAGTTACTTATTTTTGTGCTGATTGTCAGGAACTTATAAAAGCACCAGAAGAAAATGTGATTAAACAAATTAAAAAGGATAGGTAAATATGGCAATACTTATCCCAAAACTTATTGAAATTAAACCATCAGGAAATTTACTTGATGAAGCCTGCCCACCTACAGATAATATTATTACTGCAGAATATGCAATGGTCGGCTCTTTTCCAACTCTTGTGGAAGTTAAAGAAAAAGAACCATTTGTCGGTCCAGCTGGTAATCAACTTAAACGTATTTGTTCTGCTGTAAAAATCCCAATGTATCAAATATATTTAACTCATGCCTGTAAAGCTATGATCCCAAAAAATAATTCAAATAAATTATATACAGAAAAAGGTTTTCGCTGCTCAGAATGGGGAGAACTCCAACAAAAATTAATTAAAGAACTTAGTCAATTTAATGGTAAACTTATAATACTCTTAGGTGATTTTGCAATGAGATTATTATTAGATGAGCCTAAATTTAATTCCATTACTAAATACAGAGGAAGTATTTATTATGCTGAAGAATTTCCTCATTTAGCTGAACTTCTTAAAGGTAAATTAATTGGTTTATCCTATCATCCATCATTTACTTTACTTAATATGAAACCAGTTAGTTTTTATATAATGATTATGGATATAACAAAGTTTATAGAAGTTAATGATAACCCAGAACTCCTTGAACTTAATCCAACTCTCCATACTAAACCTTTATTTGATGAGGTTATAAATTTTTATCATCGAGCAATGACTAAAGATCTTATTGGATTTGATATAGAATGTACACCTAAATATATAACTTGTTTTAGTATTGCTTTTTATAATTCTACTGGAGTTATAGAAAGTATGTCTATTCCTTTAATGTCTAACAAAGGAAATTATTGGTCAGTCCAAGAAGAATTAGAAATATGGAATAACCTTGCTTTATTAATGCTGAATAAAGAAATAAAAAAAGTTTGTCAGAATGGTATGTTTGATCTTATGTTTCTCTTACGTACAATGAAAATCATTTCAGATAATTTTTATTTTGATACTATGATAGCTCAACATATAGTATATACAGATCTTCCAAAAGGATTAGATTTTCTTACTTCCATATATACTTGTTTCCCATATTATAAAGATGAAGGAAAACAATCACATCTTAGTATTATTAAAGATTGGAATATGTATTGGAAATATAATGCTAAAGATTCTGCTTACTTACTTCCAATAATGAAAAAACTACAGGAAGAATTAACTCTTTTTGAAGCTACAGATGCTATGGAATATTCAATGACTCTACATAAACCATTTATGGAAATGGAATATAATGGTATTATGACAAATCGAGAAGGTATTCTTACAGCTAAAAAAGAATTTGAAAATGAAGTAGTTAAACTTAAGGCAGCCTTATTAGCTTTAACTAAGCAGGAACTTAATACAGCTTCATCAAAACAAATGATTGCTTATTTCTATGGTAAATTAATGATTAAACCTTATGTGCAAAGATCCGGAAAAGGTAAAGGAAATCCAACTTGTAATGCTGTAGCATTATCAAGAATTGCCAGGAAAAAAACTAAAGGTTCAGAAGAAGCAAAAATAATTCTTAAGATAAGAAAATTAGCAAAATTAATTTCAACTTATTTTAATGTTAATACAGATGCTGATCATCGGTTAAGGTGCAGTCATAATATTACAGGTACAAAATATGGACGTATTTCTACAGGACAAACTTTTTTTGGTACGGGAACAAATTTACAGAATCAAACTTATGAATATAAAAAATATTTAATTCCAGATAAAGGTAAAATTCTTTGTGAAGTAGATCTTGCAAAAGCTGAAGCTCATGTGGTTGCATATCTTACACAGGATATAAATATGATTACTGCGTTTACTTCTGGTGTAGATGTTCATTCTTTTAATGCAAGTAAAATATTTGATGTCCCAATAGAAACTGTAATCAAAGAAGCTAAAGAAAATAAAGCAGATCAAAAAACTACTAAACGTTATATGGGAAAGAAGGTTGTTCATGCCAGTAATTATGGAATGAAGGGACAAACCTTTTCAGATAATTTAGCAAAAGAAAATATCTTTATGACAAAGTCTGAATGTGATGCTTTACTTCGGAGATATGTTTCACGCTTTCCTGGGCTTCCTAATTGGCATAGACTTATTAAAGAAGAGGTACAAAGAAATCGGGTTTTATATAATTTATTTAATCGTCCATGTAGATTTCTTGGGGTAATGAATCAATCATTATTTATGTCTGCTTATAGTTTTAAACCTCAAAGTACTGTAGCAGAATTATTAAATAGAGGTACAGTAAAATTATGTAACGATACACGACTTGACCGTAATCATTATGATATTGATTTACTTGCTACTGTTCATGATAGTGATGTATTTCAATTTGAAGTTTCTGTTGTTCCAAACTTACTTGAGATGTTACTTATTATCCAAGACCATTTAACACACACGTTTACTTATAAGGGTAAAAGTTTTACTATAGGTTTAGACGCAAAGATTGGTTATCAATGGGCAGGAGATAAGACAGCTGAGATTAGTTCTTTTACTAAAGAGAATGTAGAAAATGCACTACATAAAATAGGAGTTAAATAAAATGAAAATTACTTCGGCAGATAAAAAAATACCAGATATTTTAAAGAGTAAAGAAATGAATTGTATTTATATGGATGGAGAACTTAAAGGACAAGAAGATAATTTATTTATATTACCTTCTGGACTTCCTTGTGATACAAAAATTATTCCTTTTAAAGGAAGTTATATAAAATATAGACTTAAATATATCAGGGATATAAAAACAAATAAATGTATTGGACTTGATATTGATAATTTAAATAGATATAAAATGTATCAAGTACAGAGGAGTTAAATAAAATGTTATCAGAAATTATACAATTTAAAGATAAAACATATGGTATACGTAAAGTAACTGCTACCGAAATTCTTCCTGTAGGAAGTTCAGTTTATGTACTTAAAAAGGATTATTTATATCTTCAATTAATTGGAAGAGAAAAACAAATTCTTTGGACTGAGTATTGTTATGAAGCACATAGATTAACGCTTAAACAAAGTGAAGAATTATTAGCTAAAATAACTGATATAGGGATATCAATATGAGCCGACATTTGTCTGACTGGCTTGAACATTATCTTCAGTTTACACAAAACTCTGAACCTCCCACGATCTATCATACCTGGTCAGGGATTGCTGCAATAGCTTCAGCATTAAGGCGAAAGTGTTATTGTAACTGGGGCTTACGTGGTTATGTATATCCTAATTTTTATTTAGCTTTAGTCGGTCCGCCTGGAGGACGGAAAGGGACAGCAATGAAAATTGCCAAGCGAATGCTACAACAATTAGAGCTTCCTATGGGATCAGATGCTCTTGGTTCAGTTCAAATGCTTTACAGAGAAATTGCAGATTCAGCTGCTGAATACCAAGAAATCGGAAAACATGGAAAAACTATTAATCATAAAAGTCTATCTATTTGGGCAGAAGAGTTTCAAGTTTTTCTTAGTGATAAGGATCAACAATTACTTGCAAGTCTTACAGATCTTTTTGATTGTGCTGATAATTGGAAATATAGTACTTTATCAAGAGGGCTTGATGACTTAAGTAATTGTTGGTTAAATATAATTGGAGCAATTACTCCATCATTATTACAATCAAAACTTTCTATGGATGCTGTAGGTGGTGGACTTATTTCTCGTATTATATTTGTAGTAGGTTATGGAGCAAAACGTAGAATTGCCTTACCTTTTTTAAGTAAGGATGAATTAGAATTACAGGATAATTTAAGTAAAGATCTTCAACATATCAGTAATTTAACTGGGCCATTTATATTAACAAAAGAATTTTTAGCTGCTTGGGTTGAATGGTATGAAGACTTATCAGTAGTTAATGCTATTAATAATGATAAATTTATGGGTTATAATTCTCGCCGAGCTTTACATATAAATAAACTTTGTATGATTGTATCGGCATCAGAAAATAATAAAATGATTATTACTGCAGAACATTTAAAGAAAGCAATTGCTATTCTTGAAGAAGCTGAAGAAGAAATGCCAAATGCTTTTTATGGTCTTGGTAGAGGTGATCATAGTGAAGTCTTTACCAGCTTCTTATCTTATATTGAAGAGAGGGATAATTTTTCATTAGCTGAAATGACTCAAGCTTTTATGCTTGATGCTAAACCAATAGAAATGCAAGAATATATTCGTATGGCTGAAATGTCAGGAAAATTAAAAAAGATTGAAACTCCCTCAAAAGAAATTGTATATGAAACTATACATACATTTAAAGAAAGAGCAGACAGAAGTTATTTAAAAAACACATTATATAAAAGGATGGCTTAAAATGGATTTTTGTGATTTTGTATTATTAATATTAGTTATTATAATTGTTGTACACTTATATAAACATTATTAAAAAGGAGTAAACAAATGGAATTATTTTTTGATGTAGAAACCAGCGGTTTTATTAACAAAAAACTTGGTGTTAATGATGCAGAGCAAGCTTGGGTAGTTCAGCTTGCAGCAATACTTTCAACAAAAGATGAAATTATTAAAGAGTTGAATATTATTGTTCAACCATTAAATGATAAAATGAATCCTTATGCAGAAAAGGTTCATGGGATTAGCGTTAAAAAAGCAAAAGAAATTGGACATCCAGAAGCAGAAGTTATAGCTTGTTTTGCTGATTTACAGATTGATGAACCTATCCGAATTTGCCATAATTATGATTTTGATTCTCAATTTATCGATCATATGTTTAAACGTAATATGGATGTTCTTACTGATGAACAAAGAAGTAAATTTTTTATTCAGCTTCCTGCTTTCTGTACAATGAAAAGTAAGGAGATTATAACTTATTGTAATTTAAAAAATAAATATGGAAAACCTAAATGGCCGAAATTAGCTGAGCTTTATTTTAAATTATTTAAAAAAGATTTTGCTCATGCTCATGATGCTTTAGCTGATGTTAAAGCTTTACGAGAATGTTATTATGAATTACAATTACAAGGTATAATATAATGGCAATTACAAGGTATAATATAATGACAGATAAAAATAATGGTGGAGCTACAGATTATTATGATTTTGAAGAATCTTGGAAAGGTTGTCAAGATGTTATTGAAGCTAAAGAAATGAATTTTGCTTAAGGGAATATTTTTAAAGTTGCCTTTTGTTTTAATCAGGGTAGACATAAAGGTACTTCTTATGAAAGGGATTTAAATAAAATTATTTGGTATGCTAAAAGAGAATTAGAAAGACTTAAAAATACATCTACAAAGAAACCGGATTTAAAATCATATAAAAACTTTCTTTAGTTTGTTCAATTGTTGAACACCAAGCATTAGGTAGGAGAAACTTATAATCTCTCCTACCTATTTTTATCTTCTGTTAGGTCGCCCACCTTTAGAACTTCTATAATTTCTACTTTTTCCAGAATTTTTCTTTATATGATTTTTCTTAATTCCTAATAAACTTTGTAATGGATTATTATAATACTTCTTATAATAATCCCCTTTAACAGTATTATAAATTTTATTTAATTGAGGAAAAGTTCTTTGTAAAGATTTTTTAACTTCAATATCTTGGGGATGACTTAAAGCTTTTCCAAAATCTGTTACAGTATCTACCATTGTATGAGGAGATGGTATATGTACTAAACTATGTAAAATAGTAGTATCATTAGCTTGTGCAATTGCTTCAGCCATACCAATAGAAGCAATCATATACATTGCTTTTTTTCCATAAGATGTACCAAAATTATCTACCTCCCTACTTAAAGCCTTCCTGATTAATTTAGCTTGATGTTCTAACATTTTAGCTGGAGTATTAAAATACAATGTAGCCATTCTTGCTCCTGTATTATTTTTTCTCCATACAAACTCATCTGGACCTAAACGAAAATTTGCATCAAGAATAGATTCCCAAATCCTCTTTTGAATTATTGAAGGTTTAATTCCTTTTTTCATTCCAGCTTCAACAGTAGCAAGAACATTAACTCCATTTTCCATAAATTCAATAAAAGTTGTCATTGAACCTGGAATAGTTTTAAGCATATGACTTGCACTTTCTAATCCAGCACCCTCTAAAGTTTCTATAATACTTTTCATATTATAGAAACTTCCTACTAAACGTGATTCTAATGCTGGAGATTTTTCCCATTTAAGTCTTGTTCTCGCAGCATCAATACTAACCTTGACTGCTTTAGGTAAAGTTTTAAAAGCTTCGACTGGCCCAACTTCTGTTATTGTATGAGGACTTTTTAATAAATGTTTAAATGCGACAGAGACACTAAAACCAATAGTTCTAAAATATTCAAAAGCAAGAGCAGCATTTCCAGCTTTACCTAAACTCGACAGTTGTTCAGTCTTCATATTTTTATTTAGCCAATCAGTATAATATGACTTAAGTTTTGGAGGCATGTCAACCATAGGATCTCTCCAACGATCTAAAAAAGGTTGGTAAGCTATTTTCTTATTTACTATCGGAATATAAGAATCAAGTATTGTTTTCATATCTGGATACCAACTACGAGAGTTAGGTGTCCGATGCTGGAATTTTAAAACTGTAGGTAATTTTTTACTCTGCATTCCTAAAGTATCTAAAAGAGTAGTCTTAGAATCTATAGCAGCTTTCCAAAGATTTGGAGTATAATCTCCATCCTTTACTGGAATATCATTTCGAATAAGTTCTTGTTTACTTTTTTCAAAAAATTCTTTTATTTCTTTAATTATTACTTTTTCCTCTGATGTAAGTTTAATTTTTTCAGGAAGTCTTCCTTCTGCTTCTAACATTATTCTAATACTACTATGCTGTTTAGCTAACTTTGGTAAAACATTCTCTAAATGTTTATCCATTTTTAAACTAATATCCTTCAGTGCCCCTCCAATTCTTTCCTTCTCTTTTTTATTTATTTCTTTTAATTTTTCTTTATTCTTTCCTTCTCTCATACGTTTAATTTTTTGTTCTCGTAATTTAACTCTTTCTTGAGAAGCAAAAGTATCTGTCATTTTACGTTCAACTTTATTTCTTATAGGATCTAAAGCTTTGTCTAAAGCAGTACGACTTTCTTTAGTCCAAGTTCTATCTATTACATCCTTTGCCCATTTTCCTTGATTTCCTATATTTTGATGGTAAGCCATATAACTTTCCATAAAATCATAAGAAGGATTATTTTCTAAATTATATGCATAATCAAATTGTTGATGTGGGGACTGTCCCTCATGGTACCATTTCTGATCTGTATAAGTTTCTTTTAATTTCGGATATTCTTTTCCTATCATTGGACGTACAAAATCTGGAGCTATACCATTACCTGTATAGGGATTAATCATTCTTCCTTCATTAACTAAAAAATTATAATAAGATTCATAATTAGGATTATCCCAAAGTTGCCTTACTCCAGGTTCAATAACATCCTGTATAAAAGATTTCTTTTTAGGCTTTTTTTCTTTTTTTACTTTAACAGCTTTATGAGTATCTATAAGTTCTTCTACTTTATAAGCTTTTTCATATTCCATACCTTTAGATATTAAATATTCAGGGACAGTTAAGTTTCCTTTCCGAGCTTCTTTTTTAATTACCTTAAGTGCTTTAACTTGTTTAGGCTCAAAATTAATTGTAATAGCTCCAGTTTGATTTTTTAGGGGAGCGAGTAAAGTATTTAAAGCATTATAGGTTTTACCTTTAAAAAATCTTTTCATCTTTTTATTTATTTTTAAATAATACTGCTGTTTTCCTTGGGCATCTGTAATAGTTTCTACTTTCCCTTTAAGTTCATTCTCAAGAAAATTTTTAACTTGCTTATCATAAAGAGATTCAAAATTAGTTTTTCCTGGATATTTCTTTTTTATATTATTAGCAGTTTCCCAACTAATTCCATCCTTACCTTCTTTAATTGCTTTAATAAGGGTATCACGTAAAACTACTTTATGCCAATCTTTTTTAAAAGGCATATCAGGAACTTTATCTAAAGAAGTTTTAAGCTTATTCATTTCCTGAAAAATTAAAGTTTGTTTTTGAAAATCACCTTCAGCCTTTAAATATTCTTCCTCTAATAATTTAAGTTTATCTTTAGTATAAATATCATTAAAATTTTCATAGCCTTTTACTTTAGCTTTATCATGAGCTTTAGATTGTAACTCTTCTATATGAATTGTATTTTTAACTTTATCTTTTATTTTTAATGCTTTATCATAAACACGACTTTCAGCAAATGTAGTATTATCTTTACCTGTAGTATATTTAGTTTCAGTATAATTAGTCCCTACTTCAGGAGCAATCGTTCCTGAAGTAGTAACATCTTTTTTAATTTTTAATTTTTTTCCTTCAAGACTTTTTATTACTTCTTTTAAATTAATTCTTTTTTGTTTTTTATTTAATAATAATTCAGTTAAACCTAATAAATTCATATCTTCTTTACTAATACCATCCCTTAACATACGTTTATATAAACTTGTAGCTTTAGGATTTTTGCCATATTCTTTTTCTATTAAATCAATATCTAAAATAGGTTCATTAGTTTCTTTTATTATAGAAGATTTAACTGCCTCTTTATTCTTACTTTCCCTTCTCTGCTTATCTAATTGTTCTTGTATAGACTGTTGCCGTGTTACACCTTCTTTGGCTTCTTTATTAGTACGCGTTACAGTTTCTTCGCGTCTAAATTCTCCAGGATCAGAAGAATCTAATTTCTTTTCTTTTAAACTATTAATAGTTTGACTTTGTTCTTTTCCTTCAGAAGTTTTTAAGTACTCTTCTAAGTCGTTCATACTCTCATCTAAAGTTTTTTGAGCTTTTTTTAATACTCTCTTCTTTTTATTACCTGTTAAAGTTTTTGCTTTTTCGAATAATTTACCTGCAGTTTTTATTCCAGCCTTACCTCCATAATGATATACGCCTAATTCAGCAGTAGCTACAAGAAAAGCATTTGCATTTGGATGCTTTTCTTTATCAATAAAAGGATCAATTACTTTATGTAATCCTGAAGGAACTAAACTAAAGACTTTTCCCGCAGCTTCTAAACCTTTTTGGGCAAACTTAGTTTTAGGTTCAGGTAAAAAACCTCCATAAGTATGTATATAATTCGCAACACGTTCACCCATTAAAGCTTGTTCTTCAGGTGTTTTTGGGGTTTTAATTCCTAACTTTTCTTGTGCTTGTTTAATTAACTTTATTGGGCTTTCAATTATTGTATCCTTACTTAATTCTTCTAAAGCATTCTGTATTTTAAGGCTACCAATAGTTCCAAATTGTGCTAGATAAGAAGGAATAAAAGCTGTTGCTCCTGCTGCCATTTGCCCGACAAATTCAGGTATACCACGAAAAATATCGTTAGCTTTCTTAAGAGTCCCTAAACCCATTTGAGTTGGTTCAACTTTTGAACCGTCAGTAGAAGTTTCTGTAACCTCTTTAACTGGTAAATACTTATCCATAAGATTAATATCTGAATCTACTTTAATCTCATCTGCTTGATTATTTATATATTTATCCATAAGATTAGTAGAAGTCTCTTCAGATACTTTAGATTCATTAGTTACAATATCATTTTTATCTTTTTGGGTATCTTCAATAGTATTATCTTCAATAGTGTTATTTTGACTTTGATTATACTTTGTCATAAGATCCATTATTGTTTATTCCCTTCAGCAACATGTTGAAAATATTCATTAATTGAATCAACTAAACCTTGTTTAACTGCTGTACGAGCATCTTTTAATATCATTTGTTTTGTTACAGGCTTACCATTAATACTCATCTCTTTAAGATTTAATGAATTCCATTTATTAAATCCTCGACGATCATAATAATAAACCTCAGCTCCTTTATTTTCATTATTCATAGTCCGAGCTTCTTGTTGTTTTTGTGCATGAGACTTATCTGAATCAGCAAGAAAATCCCTTGTAGTCTCTTCTCGCCTTAACCATTTTTCATTCTGTTTATCCTTTAAACTTTCCTCTGCTCGAGCATCTCTTTTATTCGCAATATTAGTAGCCTGCTCAAATTTCTTAACATTAAGATTATAATTATCAATTGTAGCTTTATCAGCAATAGATAAAGATTCTCCTTGTTTAGCTCGTTCCATAATTTGAGCTATTTTATATCCATGCTTTATTTTTTCCATTTCTTTTTTAAAGTTCTGCTCAGTTCCTGTATCAGATACATCCTGCTCTCTTTTAAGTTTTTCAGCTTCTTGTAATGCAGCTCTATCTTTTGCTTTTTGTAATATAGCTACCTCATTAGCTTTTTCTTTATCTGATTTAGTTCGATCGTATTTAAGATCCTCTAAACCTTTATTATAAATTTTATCTCTAATATCCATATTATTTTGATTCTCAGCAGTCATAATAAGCTTTAACATATCAGGACTAACCCCACGTAAATCTTCAGCTGTTAAACCCTGATAACCAATAGTTTCTGCGGCAGATGGTAATTCATTTACATTAATATTATTAAGTTTTGCTATTCCTTCATCCCCTTCAGCAAAAGAAAATTTATTTGTTTGAGGTGTATTTTTATATCTTAATTTCATATCACCATTGCCTGAGATATCAATACCATCAAAAGCTTTATTATCTTGAGGATCTGATAATAATGAACCATCTTTAAGCTTTGACATAATTTGATGTGTAAGATCTTTCTGTCCTGTAGCCTGTTTTGCTACAGCCTTTTGATCTGCTTTACTTTGACTCCAAGCTAAAGAGGCTTTTCCTAAAGCACCTCCAACACCAGTAGGATCTAATCCAATACCTATCTGAGAAAGAGCCTGAATAAAATTAGGGTCATCAAATTTATTCTTTAACCATCCTTTAACCTGATCAGTTTTTGTTAATGGAATTTCTGATACTAAATCAGTCATTGGTTTTTCTGGTATAGTTAAAGAATTATCTAAATTAAAAACATCATCCGAATTTATATTTGTTTTAAATGGATCTTTTATTGGTTGTTTTAACCAATTAAAATTCCATCCTGTTCCTGCTCCTGTATTTGTTTGCCCAAACATAAATAACTCCTTTTATTTTTTATGAAAAATATCCAGCAATACCACCAATAATACCGCCTGCTAAAGCTCCATAACCACCACCAACCTGATAACCAAGTGCAGCCCCACTTGCCATACCGCCAACAACTTTTTGTGTCGTACTGGCTTCCTGCGCTGCTGTAGCAGAAGTTGCTCCTTGCAATGCTCCAAGATTAGCTCTTTCCTGAGCTAAAATAGTAAAAGGCCACATAGCATGTTTAACTAAATGCTCAAAGTTATGTGCATCTGTATCAAATTCAAGTGCTGTAGCAAGTTTCATAACTTCTATATAAGTACCTATAACTCCTTGATTCCATTTAAGATGTTGAGCAAAAACTTCCGCAGCAATTGGAATTAATTTATATTGAAGATTCGCATTAAATTCAGCTACTTTTTTATTCCGCCCCTGTTCAATAATACTTTGCCCAAGAATAAAAGTACTTGACATAACAGAATTTGTATCTCTCATTCCCAATTGAAATCTTGGTAAAATAGTTTGTTCAATATCATCTGTCAATAATGCATTATGAGCAGTACTTGCATTTAATATAGTTTCATTATTTTGAACATCAAATAAAACTTGATTAAATAAACTTTCAATATCTAAACCAGCAACAAACTTTCCATACATATCATATAAAGAAGGAAAACTTGCTATTGTATGTCCAACCCCATAAAGACCAGGTAAAAAATCTTTTTTTATAAATGAGGTATAAGGAGAAACTTTTCGGGCAATATCTCCAAAAGCTTCAGATTTAGCTAAAAAGACAGCATGTTTAATTTCAATATATGGGGCATAACGAATAATATTTTTACCACTTTTACTTCCTCCCATGTTTACCCCCTATAAATAATATTCATATGTATGAGAACTACAACGAGCCCCAACAGATAAACATATTTCATGAACTCTTTCATTATTACTATTCCCAATAATTGCTTTACATTCTGCTTCAGTAGCTATCTTAGATAAAGCTACAAAAACTCCCTGCCAAACAGAATCTTCTTGGGTAAAAAAAGAATAAATATTATTAAAGCATAAGTATTTTATTTGTTCTTGCTCCAAAAAAGAAAAAGATATAATAACAATAAAAGATATTTGATTTTCTTTCTTACTAAAAAAACAATATTTTTTACCAGAAAGCAAATCATATAATAAATTTTGTAAATAAACTTTCTGATATTCTTCTTTAATATCATCTGATTGTATAGCAGCAAATTTAATAACTTCCCAAAATTGAGGAACTTGATTACCATGAATCTGAATTAACATCTTTATCTCCTTTTAATATCTAAATGACTAAAGCCATGAATAACGCCATTAATTTTTAATTCGTCAAGATAAACTTTTTCATATGCAGTCATCCTAAAACAAAGTTTAAACTCCCTACAGTAACAAGGTAAATATGCAATCCCTTGGGGAGTAAAAGTTACCCAAGGTGTATAAGCAAAAGCAATTCGTTTATCCATTCGATAAGCTATACAAACCTCCATATCTTCTATCCCTTCAGTCGCAAGTTCTATATTAAATATAGTTTTTTCTTTTCTTGTTCCAAGATCATAAATATCAGTTGTAAAAGAAATAGGAGGTATTATTAAAGTTTGGTCGGAAACAACCATAGTAGCTTTTTTATCATAAGCAAAACCAGAAATATTAGGTATTCCCTTACACAAACTTTTATCTTTAATACTATAAACATAACCAATAGTTGAACTACAGATATATAATAAATTATTCTTTTTATCAAGGCTTAAAATTGCTGTAGTTAATGGATTAAGGTATTCTTCATAACCAAGATTAATTTGTTCTTTTTCTGTAATATGCCAAAGACAGCCAAAAAGATCTACATACCAATGATTTAATTCTGTTCCTATTTGAGCTTTTTTATTCTTACTTCCTATAGAAATAATTTGTTTAGGCGACCAATTTTTTTCTATCGGCTTTACCTGCACAATACCTTTACTACCATAAACAATAACTGATTTTTCTAATTTAATAATATCATAAATAATACCAATAGAATAAAGTGGGCGTTCACCTGCAATATTACTATGATCTTGAGTAAAAGATAAATGCCCAATCTGTGACCATTTTAACCAAGAAGCTTTTGAAATACTAACATGAATTCCAGCAGCAGAAATTTTAAAATCAAATTCAAGTTTATTATTTAAAAGAACTTTTCCTAAAACATCTTCACCATGAATGCTAAAATTAAAATTTAATTTCCCTGCCTCAATCCAATGATTTGCACATTCACCAAAGTTTTCAAAATTAAAACTCAGCCTTCCTTGGAGAGAATTTCCAAAACGATCTTCATCATTACAATCATAAAAAAGATCTAAAGCTGGATTTCTGGGTAAAGGTCGATCAGAGTAGAAAGATCCTTTAATTGAAGCTACAAAAAAAAGTTTATTCGTTAAAATATTATTATGACGAATAACATCTGACCATCCCTGAATATGAAAACCAAACTCTAATTTACTTGCATTTATGGTAGCCATAAAAACCCCTAAACATCAAACTGAATATTTTGAATAGTTAATGTACCACCAGCAGCCTGAGTAATTTCACCACCAAAATCTATATAACCAATAATTACATCTGCTGATACAGTCCCAGAAACAACTACTGTATCATCAAAAATAATCATTCCAGGTGTTGGTCCAATATTTCCTGTTGAAGCTGTCCAAGTAATATCATCACAAGTAGTCTCTGCCCTATTTGTAGTATTATTCTGAGTAACTACTACAGTAGTTAATAATTTACTATTCTGTGTATATCCATTTGCAGTAGCTAATTCATCTGCACTTACATCAGCATAACCTTCATGAGTATCAGGATCAAAAGTAAACCCAGATTTCATTAAAATACATTTAAAAGAATCATTTGAAAAATCAATCTTTTTTATTGCTAAAGCATATCTTGCATTATTACTAAGTTCTGTTGCCATAAAATTCTCCTTAATTAACTAATTTTTAATCCAATATCAAAAGTATGGTTACCTACAACAATATATCTATTTGCCCCAAAACAACAACCAAAACGTTGATCAGAACTTGTTTTTTCTAATCGCCATTCCCACTGAAGTCCATTTGCAGATAAATATATATCATAACCAAAAGTTCCTATACAACCATATGGTTTTTTATAAAAAATATACCTAAGATCCTGCCCTGTACTAACCCAAGAATCTTTATAAACATTTCGATGGTATATCATATGACTATCAGTAGAAATTAATTCATGCCCATAAGCTGGAACGGGGAAAGTATATAAATCCCAATTATCTAAATCTATAGAACGATAACAAGAATAATAATTATTCGCTATAATATAATGATAACCATCATAATAACAGTTTCCAGAGTACTGGCAAAATTGCCCCACAGATCTCCAGTTTAACCAAGTAGAATTAAAATGAGAATAACCTACTACAGTAGTAGCACCACCCTGGGAAAGTGTTAGCACAATCACATTAAAAGCCTTATTATAAGCAATAGAAGAAGGATAATATCTAGAAGCAGTTCCATCAAAAAGAATTTCCCAAGTAAGTCCATCCGAAGATTTTAAAACCTGCTTCCCAAAAACGGCAATAAAATAACCTTCTTCGTAAATAATTTGAATACCTGATCCTGCATTAGTTCCTGTAGGTCTACTAAGCCAAGTATAACCACCATCATCAGAAACTAAAACACCTCCATTATCAAAAGTTACTACAACAAACCTTCCATATTTACCTCCAACATTTTTTGTCCAAGCAATATCTATACCCCTACCATAAACAATCGGAACAACAATAGGATCTGCATAACGTGGAGGAGGTAAATGAGCTCCAGGATCTTTTGGATTTGAACTCCAATAACCACAAGGAGAATGATTTTGAGTTACTGTTTTATGAGAAGTTTCATCCATACTCCAAACAGGATCTTTTGAATCACTAATTAAATTACCTTCATTATAACGTTCATCAGCTAAACTTTTTACAAAGTTATCCTGCCAATCTGTAGATTCATCTTTCCAAGTACTCATTACTTTTCTCCTCCAATAAGCACTTGTCCATTATAATTACATAATGCATTTGCTGCAGGCAGAGAAGAAATAGAATATTCTTGTGTAAGTGAATTTCTTATTACAGCTACCTCATTATTTGAGATATATAAATAAGTAATAAAATCAACTACTTGCCAAAGTTCTTTAGCAGACGTAGTTAATTTTAATTCCCAGGTTGTATTATTTAATTCATAAATTTGAGTAGATGTAAATAAAAGTATAAAATTAGAAAGAACATAAATCTGTGGATAAGGAAAAGTGGCAGTAATTGTTCCTATATCAATACAAGATATATCATCAATTGCTTGCAATACACCATCTTTACCAACTAAAGACTGTAATAATTCCATACCATCATTATTACGAATATTAGAAACTTTACTTCTAAGTCCTTTAGATAATGAATCATTAAATAAAGTTAAAGTAAATTTCCCATTCTGGAATATTTCTAAACCTGATTTTCTACTTACCATAATTATAACTGTCCATTAATAGTTATATCTAACTCATCTTTCTTCTTTACATTTTCAGTATCACAACCAGAACTTAATGCTATCTGCTGTTTAATTTTAGGTGTAGCTAAAACTAAAAGTTTTTCATAAGCTAAACCAGAATTAGTTTCCTCAAGTTTTTCTAATACTTTTTGTATTATTAATGAATGACCCTTAAAATTTGGATTTTCATCTAAATAAGAATCTGTAAGTTTTTTCATACTTGCATGTTCTTTAATTAAATTCCCAAGAACTTCTGGCATTCTTAACAATATCTTTTCAGTAATATCAAAAACAAGTTGATCCATTTGTTCATTCGATAAAATCATTAATTTATCCTCTTATTTGATTTATACCATAACATTCTTCTTCTACAGCATCTTTATTAATTTCTTCAACATCATCCCTTATTCGTGATAACCAGTTTTTTGCATTTTCAGTTCCACGACTATTTGATTCCAGATCATAATAAGCAGCTCGAAGTAATAAATCATATTCTTCTAATGCCCAATAATTTTCATCTCCATCAGCTGTTAATTCTACATTCTTAAATAACCCATTAACTTCAACAATATAAGTTTCATCTGGAGGAGGGACAATTACTACTCCACGATAATTATAATTTTCATCTCCTTCATCCCACGTAGCATTAATAAAAGTTCCAAGAGAATCTCGTTCAGTAGTTTCAAGTGCACGTAATTCAGCTAAAGCAAAATAACCAGGAGCTCCTTGAGTTGTTACAGTACTGGGATCATTATACAGAAATTTTAAATCAGCTAAACTAATTTTAGTTAATGGATAACGTTCCTCTGTATTATTTACCCAAATAGAATGAATTACTCTACAGTGATGTTGAAAAGTAATACTGTATGCACCAGGAGAAAGTGAAAAATAAAGTTTTGCTTTTTCTGCATTAATATTTGATAACTTACCAAGTAACTTTAAACCATTATTAATATAATAATTAGCTCCAGCATCAGCATAAGTTGATGTATCCGTTACAAGATCATAACGCCCAGATTGCTTAACAAATTGTGTCCTTAATTCAAGCAGATTCATTTTTATAAATCCTTAGTAGTTAAAAGTAAGGGATAAGTTAATACCCCTTACTTATTTTGTTCATTAATTGAACACACAGTAAAAACTTTTATACTGTATTAGGACTACCAAAACCGGTTAAATATGCCCAAGATAATGGGAGATTATATTCAAGCCCAGCTTCTGTTAAGAATTCTTCTTTAATTCCATCACGTCGTGTATAACCAGTATTAGTTTTACCAAGACCTTCCCCAATAAAATGAGTATCACGATTCTGGAGATATTTATAAACTACATTTTCTGGTTCATAAATAACCATTATATTCCGTGTAGTAGCTTCCATTGATAATAATGGATGAGTCAATAAATGAATAGTTCCCATAGCAGTCACAAACTCTGTAATTTTAATTCCATATACAGAAGTAGTAGCACCAAACTGAAAATCCCCTCCATTTTTAACTAATTTATTTAACGCAAGTAATGCACCAGAACCACATAAAGCTAACTTATCAGTAGTGCCATAACGAAAACAAATTTCAAGTTGAGTCTCAAACCAATCTTCTCCTCCAGCTAACCAACTTTGTCCTGACCAACCAGCTTCTGTTGTATAATTACTTACATTTCCAGCAGTACCTCCATGACCAGTATAACCACCACGAATAGCTGGAATAAGCCCAAGCGTAGTTCTTGAGGGTTTTCCATTAGCTCCAATAGTCTCACTGGGAACACTCCAAAGTAAAGCATATTCTATTTCAATAGAATGCTGCTCAAGAGTTTCCAATTTAGTTCTTTGATACTGCTTAGGTAAATTCCTTAAATTTGTATTCAAGGCAGTCCCGGTCATTTCAAGTGGTGTACGAAAAATCTGAGTATAATTATACCATTTAGTAGGATCATGAGCAAGAGCATCAGGCATTCCAGCACCCTCTGAATTTATATTACCTGCAACAAGAATAGTATCCACATCAGAAAGATCCCCAAGTGTACTATTATCATCAGCCTCAAGTAATGTTACACGTACATAAGAATTATTTCCATTAGGTACACGATCAGTAATTTTTGCAATAACATCAACAGTTAAATCACTGGCATCCCTTAAAGTAACTTCATGCCCAATACGGAAAAAACCTATATCAGTTGCTGACATTCTAATATATAACACTGTTCCAAGAATACCACCAGAAGTATAGGCAGTTGTAAATGTATTATTTGTATATACTCCAGTAACAGTACCACGAGTAGTTGGCAATCCTTTTGTCCACCAGTAAAATGCTGGATCAGTTACTGACGTCTTTTTCATTTTACTCATTAACGCTGTAATTGGAGCCATTCCATTTGGTTTATAATAAAGTATTTGCTCTTTCCAAGCTTTTGGACGTTCATCTTCAGCCCAATCATTTGTACCCCTCATACCAAAAAGACCCATAATTAATTCTCCTTATATTTTATCTAATTTATAATTATTTCAAAATTTAAATAGTTTTACTTATTCCTGTAAACCGCATTCAAAAGATTTACAAATAACTGCTCCAGCAACATCTGAATCATTTAATAAATACATAAATGGAACAACAACTTCCCCATCATCAAAGGTAAAAGCTGCTGTAGTTGCAGGAGGCATACCATCAATTGTATAGGTCACTACACCAGTAGCACTAACAAAGATACCCAATTCATGAGTTTCTCCATCTGCAAAATTATTTGTAGTATCTGTACTTGTAGCTGCTCCGGCATTAAGAATAGTTTCAATAGTAATATCACCACTAATTACATTTAAAATAGCCATTTCATCATAATCATCTATCGCAGCCTGATAAGCTGAAACTTTCCGAAATCCAAAAGCACAATCATCAGTTCCAGATACATCTGCAATACTAAAAAGCATTTTAGTATAAAAAGCTCCAGAAGTACCTACAGTAAAAACACCTTTATTTGCAGCATTAATACCTAAACAAATTTCCACTCCATCATCATCTGTTTGATCCATATTAATATCAAGTCCACCAACACCCAAAGTAGGACTAAGAATAGTTTGAGTACCTAAAATATGATACTCAAATTGAGAATCATTAAGTCTCATAAGATTCTCATCTCCAGTACCTCCTGTAGCAGCGCCTGCACCAGCTTTAGCAGTACTTATTGGTTCAACATTAAAATCTTCTCGGATAAAATTTCCTTGAAGACTTTTTACAATTCCAGAAACATTAACTCCATTAGGAAATTCTATTGGACCTCCCTTAGTAAATGAATCTACAAATGCTCCATATCTACTTTCACTCATAATTAATACTCCTTAATCTAAAAGTTCATTCATTTCATCAATTTCACTTTGTACTCCAGAAGATTTTTTCTTTTTAGCGCCTTTTCTGGAGCCTTTGTGTTTAGCAAAAGCAGGTTTTTTCTTAACTTTCCCAGTCTTAGAATCTCCATCTTTATGCTTTTTTTCTTTTTTATATTTTATACCAAGTTCTTTATATATAATCTTAGCTGTTTTCTTAAGAACTTTCTTTAAATCAAACCCAGCCCCTTCTTTTTCAGCTACTTCTTTAGCTGTTGCAGCAACATATTTCTGAACATTTTTTAATTTAGGATGATCATTATAAAAATCAGTTTTAATTTGCTCTAAATCTTTTTGATTTACCATTGTTTTTGTAACAAGTTTTGGTGTTGCTTCCATAAGTTTATTAACTGTTTTATTATGAACCTGTTTTTCAAAAGCAGTTAAAAAAGTTTTAAGTGCTTTTGTTTCCTTATCATCATAATCCATTTCATCAATAAAACTATCAAATTCAGGAGAATCAAAAATATCAGTATCAGAACTATTTTCTTTTTTATCTTTTTCTTTATCCTCTTTTTGAATAAGCTTATTTATAGCATCTAAAAGTTTTTCATTCTGTGCTTCTAAAGTTTTTATGCGAGCATCATTATTATCTTCATCCTCATCTTCCTCTTCTTCTTCCTCTTCCACTTCTTCATCATCATCTCCAGACTCGTCCTCGTCCTCATCCTCATCCCCTTCTTCATCTTCAGAAGTTTTTTCTTCTTCATCATCTTCTTCTTCATTATCAACTTTCTTTTTAGACTCTTTTTTTTCTTCTTCCTCTTCATCGGTTCCAGTTAATTTAAGCTCTTCCTGTAAAACTGTATTCATTACATCAAGCTCTTTACTTTCTAAGTCTTCTTTTTTAGCCTTAAGTTTACTTAACAACCTACTTAATTTAATCAGCATTTGATTCTCCCTCTTTCAGTTCTGAATCATCAGAAATTTTATTTTTTACCATATCAGAAAAAAGTTCTTTCATTTCTAAAAGATTCCTTTTTCTCCCTCTAAACATATCACATTGACGTCCAGTATAAGTAACGTCAAAATCATCTAACATAAGAGAAGTTTCTATAATCCTTAAATCTAACTCATGAATAAAATCAGAATATACTGAACTATTCATAAAATGTTTAATTTCATTAGGTGAAGACTTTATCTGCCCCATAATACCTTCCTTAAATAATTGAGTATATGTTTTCTTTTTCATTAGATTGCTTGATCAAAAGGAATTAAATTACCCTTCTGAACATCCTTTTCAATATTTTCATTTGATTGAATTTCAGCTCCACGACGAATAAAATCATCTATACTTTTAGCTCCATTTGACTGCATAATTTGTTTAAATATTTTAACTATATCAAATTTTTGAGATAATTCAGGTTGCTTTGTAATTAACTCAAACATCTTTAAAGAAACTGAATTATCTCCTCCAGGAATACTTCCATCACGTATAAGTACATCATAAGCAATATCAAGATCTGCTGGAGATACTTTCATCCGTCCTCTTGAAATACTATCTTGGTATTCTTTATATAAAACTTCTGACCATGAACCTGTAACTTTAATATATACTTCATCATCTAACATCTGTTGTGTATGTTCTGCAAAAAATGTTCCTATATCTTGCATACCTTGAAGCCCAATAACTTTAGCTACCCTTTCTAATCTACTCATACCACCAGAAGCTGTTCCTTGAAATTCAGCTTTTGTTAATCTATCTGGTCCACCAGTCCTTAAACTCCCCATAGCACTACTATCAGTAGCAGTAGTTTTCTGCATCCAATCAATAATAAAACTCGAATCCCCAATATGTTGGCGTGTTACATCATTAATCTGTAATTGCTTAACAGCATCATTAATCTTTCCTTGACCCCAGCCAGGTCTACGCATTCTAACCATACCACCATATTTAGAATCTTTTAAATCATTTGTATTAATAAGATAAGGATCATAAATCAAAGTATTATTAACTGCCTTTCTTACATTAGCTATATGAGAATTAAATAAAAAATCAAGGACTCCCTGAAGCCCGGATACAATTTCTAATCTTCCAAGAGGTGTACTGGAATAACCATCAAAATCCGGACTCGTTACAGCAGCAGGAAATTTATCATGATCAAAATCAGCTGGTCTGGCAGTCAGGACAACTTGATCTCCAGCAAGCCTAAAAAGCCATTTTTCGGGTAATTCACCCTTTCCAAGTCCCCAATCTTTTGGAATAATTTTCATATACTGCACAATCTCAGTAATAGGTTTTAAGGATGAGCTTAAATGTTTTGTAGATGAAAACCTTAAATGACGAGCAGATTCATCTTTATCATAAATACTTGTTGTTCTATTATGTAAAAGGTCTAAATATTTTACATTAAAAACATTTTCATCGGCAGCTTCTTCAGTAAGTAAATCCATATAATTTGTATCACTTACCCATCCAACACTTTCACCATTTTGAATATTATCAACAGATACATTTGGATCAGGTAAATAACGATAAGGATCAATATTAATTAAAGCATTCCCCTCAAACAAACCATTTGAACTGGTTTTCCATATAGGAGCTACAACACCTATACCATAAACAAAAGCATCACGAAACATTGTATGAAGATTTAACATTACTTTAAATTTATTACAATGTAAGTTTATTATCTTTTCTAATAAAATACTTCCCATGACATCATCTGGAGAATATCCCTCATAACGAAATAAAGGTTCCTGAAAAAAAGCTGTCATCATATAACTAAGAAGAGTCTCTAAAATAGCATATGTATATGGAAATACAATACTTACAGGTTTTCGATCATCATTAAGTAAAATACCAGTCTCTTCAGTATCAAGTCGTTTATAAGCAGTTAAGAATTTATCTTGTTCATTCCAAGACTCAAAACGATTCTGCATAACTCCCGCAGATTCTTGTGCCCTTTCTAATACACGATCAACAATTAAATTATGAACTTTACTTCCAGGAGTTAAATCTACCCCTTCTGGATAATATTGTTTATAATCAAATGTCTGTGAGGTTAATCCAGCACTAATAGCTCTTCTACCTGCACTCCCATAAATTATTACTGGCATAAAATCTCCTAAATTGCTCTTTCATAAAGTTCTATTTTATCATCATGAAGCTCATCAAATTCATCTTCAAAATCATTATCAAGATCATCAGGATCAAACATCATTGCATGATCTTCCATAATCTGTGTTATATAACTTAAAGCATCTATAATATCTTTAAGTTTACTTTTTGGATGCCAAATTAATTGATTCTCTAAAGCTCGACAATTACTTTTATTATGATAAATATAGCCTAAACGATAACTTGCAGAAAGAGCTGTAGATATTCTTGTATCTTTATTTCCTTTAGCATGCAGTCCTACATAAGTAGGATAAATTCCACGTTTATGCATTTCATTTTGTATCGGCTGACGAATAAATTCATTCAATCCAGTTTCTTCTACTGCCAACATCATTGCATTATGCATTAAAACAAAATTAAACATCACTTCATACAAATCATCAGGTCTAACTTTACCAGAAAAAATATCACGAATAAAAATCATTCCATGTTCTCGATCAACAGAAATTGCTAATACTGCTGATTCTGCAGATTGCATTTTTACTGTCTTAGCCGGATCAGTAATTATTACCGTAACAAGCTTACGGATAGGGATCTTTAGTAATTGCACTTCTCCAAGGTCGTTCAATTGTTGAACCACCTCAAGATGATCTCCACACTCATTATAATACTTAAATGACTCCTGCTTAAAAATAGCATCTTTAAGTGATATTGGAATATTCATTCTTTCCATATAAAATAAATCAGCTTTACCTTTTTCTACATGCTCTTCATATTCTTTAATAAGTTCTTCTTTTGTCATATAGTTAGAATCATAAGAATTAAATTCATCATCACAGATACTGAGAACTTTATTTGGAGTATCTACAGTAATCCAATCACTCGAATCAATAAGAGTTTGTAATAACGCATCCTGATGTTTAATTGTATCAATATATAAAAACTCTGCTGATTCACCATATTTAGATTCTGTTTTCATTAAATCAGAAAAAAACCAATTAGATAACTTTTCTCTTTGTTCATCACTCCTAAGATTCTCGACTGATTCAAGATCATCAATTATAATTAAACCTGGTCGATGTCCCATCCAATTTAATCCACGAACTTGCTGTCCTGCACCACGAGGAAGAATAAAAATTTCTCCAAAAGCTACCCAAGATTGTTTACTAAAACTATCATTTATAATTCCTTGCTTACTAAATTTAATATTTCCAAAATACTTTTGTACTATATCAGTCTGTAATAATCTTTTTATAGCCTCAGTCTGCATTTCAGCACTTGTAGCAGAATTTGAAAGATAAATAATAAAATTAGTTTCCCTAAACAAGACTGCTTTAATAACTCTAAGTTTTGCTAAAGTAGTTTTACCTAATCCACGAGGAGCTGCAATAGCTTTTTTCTTACCTTTACCATCTATTACAGTAAACATCTTATCATGTAAAGTAGAAAAGTCTATAGGGACTTCTTCAGGAAATAAAGTTTTAGCAAATACTTTACTATTAAATAAACAATTTGAAAGTATAGCCTCAAACTCTGGGTCATATTTATCTAAATTATATGCCATTATTTAAAAGTACTTAAAACAAGTTTAATTATATCAATAAATTGATTAGTAAAAATTAAAGCAAGAATAATAGCTGACCCACAACCCAGAACCATTGTCCTATTTCTTTTAGATAAATTATTCCACCAAGCTTTCATAATAACTCCTATTTAAGTTTAAGTTTTATTTTATTTATACTAACTATGTTTTGATCAACCTGTTTACGTACAATCTTAATATCACGCTTCATATAATATAAATCCTTTAACATCGCCGTGTCAAGTTTTCCCTGCTCTTGAATATTATCATACATCTGTTGATTTTGCGTAATCATCTTGTCAACACCCCAGCCGATGAACATGATGCCAATAAGAACCAATGTTCCGATAATTGTTTTATATATCTGTATAGCATCAATTTGGTTAAAAGGCTTTTCTTTTCCTGACATTTAAATAGCTCCGATTAAAGGATTATAAAAATTTAAACAATTTAATGATAAGCTCCATTTTGTGCCTATTAAAGATTCTATTTCAGTTAAAAGACATTTTTTATGTATATAAGTATTTTTAATAAAATAATTTTCAGATTCTATATTATTGAATTTAATTTTCTGAAAACTTTTTGTTTTTCTGATAAATCCATATTTATATCCATCCACATATAAAGATACTGTGCTGACAGGATATTTCCAAAAAATTGAGAGTACAAGCCCGATTATATTTTTAGGATATTGAAATAAAATAAAAACATCTTCTTTATTTAATTCTTCGGATTCTTTTTGATCAAATTTTTTAATTTTATGATATAAAATATACCCACATAAAAACATAAAAACAGGGATTGTTATATCTTGTATATTTTTTACTATCAATGAAAGTTTCCCTGCTCCTGACATATCAATAACACCCCAGGACGCAATTAAAAAAACTTGAGAATATTTATGAAGAATTTCATATTGAATTATAACATAAGTGATAAGCGCAAAAAATTCATAAACAGTAAAAAATAACCAAAATAATTTTCTCTCTATATTTTGATATGGAATAATCCAAACAAAATAACACAACACACTAAAAAGTAGTACATGGAGCCCGAATCCATGCACTACTTTAGTGCCGAGATAAGTATCTGCAAGCATGTAGATTCTTCCACAGATAAAGGCTAATATGAAAAACAGAAATTTCATTTAGAAGCCACCGAGCCACCGCATACTACCCCCGCACCAATACCAAGTAAATCTCTCAACTTATCACATAGCCCTCTTGTTTCAAAAGAAACATTTTCAACGGCTGTAATCCAATTTTCAATGTCCTGGAAAGTAGCTTGTTTAGCTTCTATGCTCTCAGAATTGCATATACCGCCTACAAAACTGATATACACTTCTTCCCTTCTGTCTTTTTCCCATGTGCAAATTTTGTTAATCTCATCTAAAATCCCTCTTGCCTCTTTAAACATGTTTTCAATTTCCATATTACATTCTCCTGTTATGGATTAAACTGTAATGGTTGCCATCTCCGAACCTTGCTCCCCATCTACAAAACCTGTGCAAAGATTCCCAGAAAACACCAAACTGTTCATGATCAGAATTCTTTGTTAAAAATTTACCATCTTTAAACAGGTTTATATCCCCAGCCAATTTAATATAATGGTTGCTGTTCTTTTTATGTCTGTCATGAGCAAACGTATCCCCAAGCCTCACTTGATAACCTTGAGAATATATATAAGTAATAAGTTCTGCAAACAACTCACTAAACAGTTCTTGTTTTTTGCCTAATCGCATCATTCAGCCTCATCAACATTAAAAGCCTTAATATAGTCAGAAATCTGAGCTGATATTGCTGCAAAGTCTGCCTTTGTCCTGGCTGATATAAACAACTTGAACACCTGTTTTTTATCAGTTTTTTTTATCTTAACAATAGCGGTGTTGCCTGTTTCATACTTTATGCTTTGTCCGTATTTAATTACACACCCCTGACAAAACAACATAATTAAAATCAATCCAATTAGCCATAACTTTTTCATAATTTACTCCTTATAATGTAATTTCAATAGTTAAAACTGCATTCACTACATTTCCGGTAAGTCCTGATTGATTTAATCTCAAATCAATAACATCGTCTGCAGCAAGGGTTAATTTCGTTCGAGAAAGAGACAAGCTATCATCCTCATTAGTATAATTACCGCCCCTCATCCTATAATCCTCTCCGAGCGTAGTGCCATTTTTAAAAAGTTCAGAAACAATATTCCACCTTGACCCGCCCGTTGAATCTATACTTACTCGATATGTAACATAATAATCACCAGCTGCTAATACTTTGTAACTTGATGTAGCACCACCAGTGTAAACCAGAAGTTGGGTTTGATTATTATACATTTCAGAATCCATTGGAACCACAGTCATAGAACTAAAATTGCTTGCTGCCCAGGTTGCACTCCGTTTTGATGCAGCTGATATTATTATATTTCTCAAAATACCATAACTCTGCATAGTTCCATATCTGATTGCAGCTATTGTAAAACCTTTTAGCGCAGAACCTAAATTAAAATAAGAATTGCCCCATGCAAATTTTTCGGTTCCTGATAATGAAACAATAACATCATTACCGCCTTTTACATGAGCAAGTTCAATTTCGTGTCGATAAGCCTCATTATCCCATTTTGTAATTGCGGGAAGAGTCATGGTGACATTGCCCGAAGTCGTATCAATCAAGGGAATAGGGTCACCAACAGAATATGCAAAATTTGCTTCCTTCTTTTCAAAAGCTTTTTTAACATTACTAATCAATCCGTCATCTTTTATTGCATTTTGCAATGTTTTAGACATTTTTAATCTCCTTCTCTTGATGAATAAACACACCCACCATCATTATCTATTATATAGTTACCGTTATTATCTACAATTAATTCATGATTAAGCGGAACATTACATCCTGGCACTGTTTCATCTTCCCAATAATCAGAATTTTTTGAATCAAAATAAAACATTACCTTAGACATACCACCCTGTAATCCATAGCTGCCGTTTTCATTCATCAGATACAACTTATCACTGTCCCAATCACCATCATAAGTACCTTCTGAAGAACTGTTTTCATTCGATGTTATCTGTTTTTTGCTACCGCTCCAGTATACCACAGATCTGTTATGGGCTTCAACAGTATTTGTCAAAGAGGTACTTGTTGATACATCGTGTGTAACCATTGTCGCAGTATTTGTGATGGTTGACATTAAGCTGTCACCAGAACCGCTTACATTGACCAGCACTTCATTATTGAGGTGATTCGTATCTGGGATGTGATCAAACTCTACATAGACAGCACCTCTGGAATCTTTAATTAATTTTTGTCTGTTTGCTGCACTGGCTAAAATAAGTTTCTGGGGAGCTAAAGTCTTACTCCCGCCGATCAACCATGGAGAACAAACTATATTTCCTTCAACTCTTTGACACCAGTCTATGATGATGCTGCCCATGGCTGAAACATGTCCATAATCTATATTGTAACCCCATGCGGGATAGACTCTGTACAATAAATAAGTGTTTCCTGTAGAATTATTTAAGAGGTGTAGATTAACATACCACCAAGCTCCAGAGTCCCAGATATCACAAGTGCCATCATTTGCGAATGACATCTCCGTGAAGGCTCCTGTATAAGGATCAAAGATAACTGCTTCTTCTAATTGTGTTGTGCCGGTACTCAATTTTATACTAAATGCCGGATATGTTTCAGGAGCAAAAGCTGTTTTCTTAACCATTATAGATACTGCATGATGTTGATTATCATCAGCAACCGTAAAGACTCCTTGCATTACATCTGCTCCAACAGTAGACGAATCGCTTACAACAGTCCCCATATCAGGGGCACCATCAATTCCAACTTCAGAACGATCTATATCAGCCGTTACGGTTGACCAACCAGCTGCCGTTGTGAATGTACGATACATGCCTGAAGCAAGTTCGTTTGTTTGCTGCTTGAAGCTTGCTATTTGTATTTTGTTTGTAAGAACAGGCACTCCAGTAGAGCCAGACCTTAAATGCTCTATGACTAAACTTGCCAAAACCTCTTGTGCCCTTTCATTATAATGGATATGATCACTTGTCTTTTCAAAATTTGAATGCAATTCCTCTGGAGCTGACGCTTGCCCTAATAAAGAGTAAGCATCTATAAAATAAATATCATTGTCCACGCAATAGGTCTCAGCCCACGCATTGAAAGATTCAGTCCATGTCTGTCTATCACTGCTCCAAGAACCAGAACCCTTCCATGGAGCAATATTGCAATAAATTCCTTTAAGATTATAGGTTTTGCAATAACCTACCATTTTTTCTAATGCTGCTCTTACTGCTGTATTTGGGTCTGAGGAAGCTACTGCCATGTCATTGACTCCACCCTCCATATAACACCAAGATTGATTAGCAGGGTCAACATTTGCAAGAAAAAGGTTAGCTAATGTCTGTAAAGTATACCCACTCAATCCTTCGTCATCAACAGACTGTTCCATAACAACACCTAAAATTTTTGATAAATACTGACCCTGGACTTGGGAATCTCCGATGCAAGCACCGCCTTTGGGAAGATTCCCAAGTACTCTTGTTTTAACAAGATTTAGATTATATCCTGCTTCGGCATAGCCTATATTTATGTTTTCATCGTTAAAACATTGGGTAATCGTAGCTGTTGCTGGAGAAACTAAAGCATCAGATGGAGGGTATTGATTCGTAGCACTCGAAACATCAACACATTTAAAGTTATAAAAAGTATTCAATGAAAACCCGGAGGAATTTTTGTCTTCTATCCCTACAGTTACAATTCCACCACCTGTTTTACCTAAGAAGAAAACATAATACATTTTTAATTCTGTATATAAATTAATATATGTTGAGGTTGAAGCTGATGGACTCCCAGAGTATTTTATTTCATAATTATTTGTATTCCCTATATAATCATAACTATCAGTTTTAGCAGTAAACGAGAAACAATAAGTATGCCCTTCTTTTGTTATTACCTGTTGAGCGATTGTAGCATTAGTATATTTTGATCGAATTTCAGTAGGGCTAATAATATCAAAAGCCCCATGTTGCCATACCGGCTGATTAACGTCACAACTTGATTTTATTAAATTTATTTCTATTCTACTGCCGACCAACCCGATTACGTCTATAGGAATTTCACGATAAATTCCTTTAAAATCAGGAACATTCATGACAGAAGCTCTTGAATATCCATCGCCATCATATTTTGTCCAAAAAGTTTCAATGTCTTCGGTATTGTTTAAAACCAATCCTACTGATTTTATTCCTGCTCGTTTTCCTATAATAGGATTTAAGATAGGATTTAAAGTAGGTTGTATGATAATATCCATTATTATATCCCAAGACTTACTTCAGCTGTTCCAGAAGTATAACCCCCAGACTTACAGCCTATTCGATATTTAATTCCATCTTGATCATCACGAATTATTTGTTCAGTATTAACAGTATAAACATAAGTTTCAAAATCAGATGTAGGAATATCACGAATATCTGAAACTCCATTATCAAGAGTTCTCTGTATTGAAATTTCAATTGCTGTACTATTTCCAGTAATAGAGAGATTAAGATAACCAGACTTCATTCCTTCACGTAATAATGACATTGGAGAAATCCATTCAGTAAATTGATTTTCCGCTGTTATTGTTTTACTCACTGTCCTTGCCATAATAATACTCCTTACTGTAAAGTTTGAGTTTGATCTAAATCATTAGTATCTATTAATTGTAATTGACGTTCTTTAAGTTCTTTAATATCATCAGAAGTTATATGAAATGAAATATTAGTTGATTTTTCTACAGGTTTAAATCCACTACGATCAAGATTATCTTTAGCTGCTGCAAGCCTTACAGAAGCTGGGATTTTTAAATTATTTGGATCTAAACAATCTTTAAGGACATTTAATGACATAATATTCATTTCTGCTAATTCTTTTCTTACATCAATTATGCCAGCATCTGCTTTATCAGCTAAACCATTAATATAAGCTTTGCAGAGTGGATCACGTAAAATACCACTCACAGATTGGTAATTCATTTCAAGACGTTTTGCAATATCAGCAGGTTTTAATCCTTCAAAACGAAGCCTGCCAATTTCTCTATGATGAATTTTTAATTCTTTAAGCATATATTAAAACTCCTTATTAAATATAACTTTATGTTAAATTAATTATAGCATGATAAATAAAGTAATGTCAAGGATTTTTTTGTGGTGCAGTGGATTTTATTTGCGGTACAACCTATATAATTAAAATAATAATATCTATTGTGGTTATAACTACCAACTCGAGGAGTTCAGTTGGTTCAATATGTGAACGGGCAGTTAAGAGAGGTGGAACTTGGATTAGATTTTATTGTTGTGGTTGTTTGTGGTTGGGTTATTTAAAAAATGAAATCTATCTAAACCAACCCCTATTAGCTGCCTGAGAATTAAATCCCCCATTTACTTTCTACCAGTCAAAATTAAAAATTTTATTTATCTAACTACCACTTTGTAGCACCTGACAATCTTTGTCAAAATTTGCCATTTATTGTCATATTCAAGCTATCTACCAGATAAACGGATTTTTAGTTTATTGATGGAATGCCTTAATACTGTAGGGAGTTGAACTTTGTTTTAAAAATCCATCACGTTGGTACGGGTATTGCAGTACTATATAAGCACAATCGATCTTTGACAATTTGTTTACTACTCAATAAAGCCATGGAACATACGACTTAGGAGGTCAACATGGCAAAAAGTATATTTACAACAATAAATGAAAAAGAATTCTTGATTAGACATGAAGCAAATGAGGCAACTTTTAATCTTCCAGAATACTTAAAAGATTTAACAATTGAAATATTGGAAGATGAGGAGAAACTCCTCACTTGGACACAGGATTATGAAATTCTTCATGGACTCCTTCATTATGGACTCCAAGAATTGATTATCAAACTAAGACAGACAGCCCGCCCACCAGTGAAATTGGAAACTGATACTGAAACTGGAAAAGAAATTAATGTGGGTAAATCAATCATTGAAGATAAAATCGCAGCACAGCAAAGAATAAACGATTTTGTAATCAAACCATTAAAGAAACCTGGCTCAAGTGCTGCCAATAAAGTAACTGAAGCCCTTGAAAAACAACAAAAGAAAATGAGAACTGTACTGAAATCACTCGGTAAAAGTGATGATGAAATTGAAGTTCTTTTAGAGCAGTTGAAATAATCAAACAATCTTAATAAATTAAAATCGTTCTATGGCTTTGTTGAGTGGTAAACATCAAGTGAGTAAAGTGTAACTAAGTTACCGTAACTGTGTACCGTAACCGTAACCACCCGTTTTAGGGGTTTAAAAAGCTTGAACAGAGAGTTTATAGGGTTTTTGAGTTTAAAAATTTTTTTTATTAAATATCTCTCTCTATTAATTTTTTATATAATAAGAAAGAACTAACCAAGCTCTAAACAACCAAACTCATCAATCTCTCTAAACTCAATTCAGTCTTTCTTAAAACCACCTAAACCCACGGTTACGGTTACACTAACACGGTTACACTACAACACCAAAAACCGGCAAAACCCACGTCCAGCCACCGTTTCCAAGAATCCTCTTGACAAAAAGCCGTTACACGTGTTAAAGTTACACTATACTCAAAAACCACAAATCAAGGAGTTTACAATGAAAAATCTATTTTATCTTCTAAAGAAACAGAATAAAACCCTGATAGTTTTATTAATTTTAACTATTTTTTATTATTTCCTATCATTACTTTAACAGAAGGAGAACTTTATGCTCACTATTACTGAACAACGTAACCAGATTATTAGTTTTATGGAATGGAAAAGTAAAATCCTTTCCATCCGACTAAAAACTAACCTACAGCTTTTTTGTCAGGAAGATAAAAAAGAGCTTGAAAATTGGGAAGCTAAAGATATTGCTTATGTTCATGAAAAACTTTATAGCTTTTTTAATTATTCTTATAAATATTTACCTGCTTTTGGGGATTATAATATATGTCCTTGGTGTTTATTAGATGAATTATTTCATTTAATATTTGGTTATTCTATTAATTGTTCAAACTGTCTTTATAGCCAAAGATGGGGTAAATGTAATAAACCAGGAAAATCTAAATATCATAAATTAATATTAAAAACAAAGGTAAATTTATTAAACGTACTTTTTCCAACTCAAAAAGACTTTTTAAAAGCTAAAAGCTTTTTCACTTTCAAACCATAAATATGAGTCGGTTCAATATTTGAACAAACTCAAAAAAGGGGGGTACAATGACCTATAAACAAAGAACAGTTCTTTTTACTGCCTACGAAAAGCAGCAAAGAAGAATTCTAAAACGGTTTATCATTGAAGGAACCATTACATTAATGTTAATCATCAGTGGTACAGCTCTTGGAGTTTGGTTAGGTCAAACAAACTTCAGTGGCTTAATCATTACAATAAGAACTTTTATTTTTGGGGGTTAAAAATCATGAATCTGTATGAACTCAATCAATTGAAAATTGAACGATCAGAGCTTAAAACCAATGTTTTAACACTTTACCAGGAAAAGATTCGACAACAATTAATTGTCGACAAAATCAAAAGAAACTACCATAAAGCAAAGTTTGATTATTTGCATTTAGATCGAATTATCGCTGAACAACAACTTCAGCAACTAAAAGCAAAAGTTCAGCCTAAAAAAAGAACCAGAAAAACTAAGAAAAATAAAATGCCGGCAAGATTAATTAAACTCCTTTCAACATTAAGTCCAGAGGAGTTTACAAAAGCTAAAAAACTTTATGAGGAGATGTAAAATGAAAAAACAAACTAAAATAACTTTACGCTGGTTAATAAACCAAAAAGCATGTCAGAGGAGTTTACTTCATGTATGTAAAAATCACTATATTGATTTACCAGCTGAAGTTTTTTTAAATAAATTAATGAGAGAAGGTAGATTTCATGATGCAAATTGGTTACTTTGTCATTTATTTAAATTTAAAAAACAGCGGGTACAATATGCTATTTTTTGTACTGAATTAATAAATAAAAAGAATAAAAAACATCTTGATATTATAAACCTTAAAGAAATAATCCAAGCAGCAAAAAACTACTTAAAAAATCCATGTAAAAAAACAATAACAACGACTGAAAAAATTATAGATAAAATAACTAATTTTAATGATTCTCTTGAAGGTATTTATATTCTCGGATCTCTTATCTATACCGATCATAAACTAAATCTTGATGATGCAATTATTGACACTATGGGTATTGCTATTTTTACTCATATAGTTTCTAATAAACATAAAGAAGAAAAAATAATTCAATACGGTATATCATTATTAAAATAAAAAGGAGTAGTTTATGTCATCAATTGTTGTCCGAATCCGATTCAGTGATTCTGAATTAAGTTATGGAATTACTGGTCTAAATAAAACAGGTCAAATTCCTACAAAATTAAATGAAATAGTCCGGCAAGTCTATACTGCTGGATTAATGGCGTTAAATGGTTTTGACTATAATAGCCATTACCCAGAAAAAACATCTCTTGAATATTTAGATAAATTAACTACACAAAATAAGGCGAAACAAAATCAGGTAGCTTTAAAAAACACTTTACAGAATATTCTAATAACTAACCCAGTAACAATCCCTAAATTTACTTCTAATTTATCCTACGAATATCTTTTACAGTACTTAAGTATAGATGATCAAGAAGCTGGGCAGAATCTTTTAGCAAATTTAGACTCTGGTAATTCTACAATAGAATTAAACCTAAAAGCTGAAAATTCTCGTATAAGAGAATTAACCTATACAATGTTTGCTCCAATTAAAGCTGAACTTTCGAAAAAAGAATATGAAGCATTAGAAAAATATAAAAAACTACTAAATAGGAGTGAATAATGATAGCTCATCCATGTTCAGATACAGGAAGATAATAAATTAACAGAGCGTATTTTTGAAGCGAATAGTTTATCTTTTTAACTAAATTAAATATTAAAAATTATTTGTAAGGAGAAAAAAATGGAAAAAGTTATAAAGAACGGTAAAGTTGCTATTTTGTATTCACCTGGATGTGGTGCTGGGTGGTTTACTTGTAATGATGATGAACGTATTTTATTTGATCCAAGAATAGTTGAAAAAGTTGAGCAGGTTAAACAATCAGAAATTACAGCTGATTTTATGAAGTCCCTTGGATATGAAGAGGGGTATTGGGGTGGTGCAGAGAATCTTAAACTAAAATGGGTTGAAGAGGGAACAAAGTTTAAACTTGAAGAATATGATGGTAATGAGTCAATTTATATAATTAATGAACGTAATTACCATAAGGCTTAAAACGCTAAGCGTGTAAGCGGGAAGTTGTTATTGGGTTGAAATAGATGATGATGGAATGGAAAACTAACTATGTATCTACTTATTAGCTCTGGATAAACCAGGCTAATCAATAATTACAGGCGGGTGAACCGCTGAACTGGAGGGGAGAAATGGAAATTGGAAATTTTGAAATAACATGTACTGAGTGTGGCAGTAAAGATGTGATCATTATTAACGTTCATAAAGATAGTGACTTCGATGAAAATTTTAAGCGAATCAAATGTAAAAACTGCCATTTAGAAATTGAGATTTAATTAACAACGCAATATTCTTTTACAGGCTACATCCTCGGCACTTCCGAAAGCCACCAGGTGTCGTCTCGACCATAAAACCAGGAAAGGTGGATTACTGGGGAGAATCGGGGCGGATGTAGCCTATAAAAGAATCAAATAATGCACCAGACAAGCTGGTGATCAAAACATTAACCCTTTAGAGGAAATATCAAAATGGATACAACAAAGAACGGTAAACCGATAGACCCACTCTTAATGCTAAAAGAAGTTGAAGCATACTTGACTTTTAGGCTTATATCAGAGAATCCAACTGTTTCAGTAGAAGATATGCAAATGCTAAAAGATGATTTAAACGAATGTCTTCTTGCCAATGGATGCGACGTTAACTTCAAACGGGATTAATAAAAACATGAACATGGACTGCGCTGCGTTTGCCAGTTATGTTCACATTAGCTCTGGATAAACCAAGCTAATAACAACGCTGCTGCGGATAAGCCGCAGAGCGAACCTAAAGGAAAGGAGTAATAAAATGTCAGAATTTAAAAATTACAGGAAAACAACAGTCCAAAAAATGCGCCCTTATATTGAGGGGGAAGATTTAACAGGGATATCAGTTGCTGATGTAGACACACCTGAAGAGGGCGGGATGGTTGCGGTAAGTGCAGACAACACCCAAGATCAATGGTATGTAGCAAAAGCTTTTTTCCAAAAGAATTATGAACTTGCTGAATAACCGCCAATAAGAACCTGCTACGGTTGAGGCAAAAGACCGCCCCCACCGCAGAGGTTCACATTAGGAGGACTAAAATGTCAGAATACGAAACCCCACCATGGGACATCGAACAATTAGAAGAACCAGAACCGGAGAATTTACAGTCTCTTAATCAAGAAGTTGCAGACGTATGTGTTAAATGTGGGTCAGAGTTAAAATGGTTTGTAACTCGCTACAGGTGCAGAAATTTAGACTGTCGTGCAGAATACCCACATAACGTTGAACTTTAATATTAGCTCTGGATAAACCAGGCTAATTAATTGCATGAAAAGGAGAATCAAATGTATAAAGTTTTTTTAGGTGGAACGTGCGCAGATTCAACATGGAGAGATGAATTAATTCCAATAATCGAGATACCATTTTTTAATCCAGTTGTTGAAGCCTGGACACCTGATTGCCAAGCAAGAGAAGAAGTCGCAAAATCTGCTGAATGCAACATTCATTTTTATCTTATTTCACAACCGCAGAGCATTTTTTCAATCGCTGAAGTCGTTGATAGTTCAAAAACTTTTGGGAAAATAACAATCCTGCACGTCATGCCGGAAAAATTTGATAAATACGAACTGAAGCACATGAAAGCTATTGCCGGTCTTGTGACAAAAAATGGTGGGATAGCTTTTGTCGATAAAGATATAAGAAGATCCGCAAGAGTTTTAAATAATTGTTTTTCAACCTTCATGGCAGACGCGGAATAAAACAGCTAATAAAATATTAGGAAAACTTATGAACTGTCCAAAATATGGGAATATATTAAGAGAGACAACTTATAATCAATTTATTTGTCTTAACGATAATAAAATTAAACATATATTAAACGAACCATGGGTAGATGAATATTGGGAAGGTTGTAAGAATCAGCCTTCTGATCAAGTTGATGGAAAGGATTGCGAATCAAGGCGAGGGAACCATGGGCTGTAAATTAATGTTATTAGTGTTTGCTTTTATGTTTTTTGGTTGTTTGTTGGTAGAAAAAATAATCAGTTATTGTATTTAGTAAGATAATTAAATTTTATATGGAGGAAGAAAAATATGAGCACAATAACGAATACAATAAAAACTACGGAAAATAAAGAAAAACCAGTACGACTATTACCTACCACTAAAAAACTAAAAGAGCGTATTAAACAATACGGTACGCTATGGGTAGATGTAGGAAATTATAAAAATAGAAAAATATTAATCCGGTCATTGTGCAAAAAAGATTTGAGATGGGTTGAACCTGATGATATAATGAGTATAGATAAAATTTCTTGTGAAACGTGTATATTAAAAGACGACCCTACATGTGAAAATTATTTATGCGATTAACACCACTCATATACATTTTAATTTAAGATAGTTAAAAAAGTAAAGACTCCTCTTGACAAAGTGTACCACAAGTGGTAAGATGTTACCACAATGACAGACAATAATCTGTCAACCACTTAACAAAGTGAGTTAAATTTAAACTGGCAATTTTGCCAACTAAAGGAGAAAAGATTTATGGGTACTATTAAAGTAGTGTCAAAAAAGTTTGCAGGAAATGAAGACCTGGGAGTACGAGTTTTAGAGTTTGACAAACCAGACGTACTGGAATGTACTACTCTGGATGATTTAGTGGCAATCCAAGGAGAGGAGTATTGCCTTTCTCAGATTCTGGCTCAACTAAAAATCCAGTTTCGTTCTCACACGAGAACAAAGATGGATGCAGTAACTGAAGATGGAGAATTTGTTAATTCAGACGAAACTCTCCTGGCTTTGAATTTCAGTGAGTGGAAACCGGAAGTAAGGCAGAGAAAGTCTGCATTTGAAAAAGCAATGGCAATTTTGGGCACTCTTCCTCCGGAGGAACGTGAAGAAGCTTTTGCTAAATTTAATGAAATAAATGATTCTGCTGTAGATGAACTTCCTGTCGATTAAATGACATAACTACAAAATAAATAATTAAATATACTTCTTAAATTTAATTAATTATTTTTAAGGAGTATATTTTTTATTTAAATGGGAGGTATAGAATGCCAAAACAAATTGAAACTATTGAAACTTTACTTAAACAAAATAATGAATTAAAAGAACAAATAAGAAAAATTAGTGGGCAAAAGCCAAATCCAATTACTTTAATGGATAAAATAGAAAAAATTGAAAAAGAGGTAGAAAAAGCTATATTAAAAGTCTATGAAGTTTTTAATAAGAAAATTGAAAAAGCCGAAGCAGAAAAAATTCAGCAATGTGATGAAATTATAACTGCCTGTGAAATTAAAACCGGTAGATCTTTCTGTAAAAAATTCATTGGAACTATCTAATGGATTATAACAAAAAAATAGACTTTAGTTCTCTTGCAACTTATATTGATTGTCCAAGAAAGTTTTTGTTTCAATATATTTTTCATTTTAGATCAGTAAGACCAAATATTCATTTAATTTTTGGTTCTTGCTGGCATTATGGATTAGAGATAGTTTATAAGTCTTTACAGGAAAATCAAAAAACAATTTCTATTATTGAAGCTACAGAAATATCCCAAAAAGAATTTAATATGCTTTGGGAAATTATTGGAGAACCTCATTTTTCAGATCATGATTTAATTTTTCCAAAATCACCTGGACATGCACATAACATGTACCATAAATATTGGGAATATTACCTTAAAAATGAAGATGCCGATAAAAAAATAATAGCTGTAGAATCCTCATTTTCAATTAGCCTTGATTCATTTGAGCAGGGATTACCTAATTACATAGGACGACAAGATTTAATTTTCCAACTACCTGACGGTACATTGGAAATTATAGATCATAAAACGGCTAAAGCTTTATGGGCAACTACACTTGCTGGATTTGAGTCATCATATCAAACTGATGGGTATTTAACTTCAGGTTATTTATATTATGACTCCATTCCAAAAATGACTTATTCAATAGCCTTCTGCCAAAAATCTAAAATTGATTTTCAACGTTTTACAATAGTTAAAAGACAAGCAGCATTAGAGCAATTCCTATCTGAACTTGTCCATAAAGTAAAAACAATTCTTACTGATTTAACTTTACTTTCTGAATACTCCCAAGTACTTAAAAATAGAAATGATATTTTACCTATTTTTCATCGTTCTCCTGGCTATGCTTGTACAGCTTATATGTCTAAATGTCCTTATTTTGATTTATGTTTAATTCGCTCTAATCCATTGTTATGGCAAAACAATCCACCTCAAGGATATAGTATCAATGAGTGGGATCCAGATTTACATGATTTAGAAATGAGGAGAAAACTTGCAGAAATTAACTAAAGATCAAATTCATATAATAGAAACTGATCAAGGTAAATTGATTGATTTTATGTATTTTAATAATCTTTATCGTCGAATATCCAGAGGAATTTTTCTTGCTGGAAGTTATGGTACAAATAATTTTGTAACTTGGTTTAATGTAACAGATAAAGAACAGATAGAAATATTAGAATCCTGGATTCAATCAAAACTTGAAGAATGTTTAACACCTGAAGGAATTTAAATGAATATAACAAGAGACAACTTTAAATATATCCATGAATTACTTACTTTTTATGAGCAATTAGCTTTCTTTTTAATAAAAAACCAAAAAAGTTTATCTAATGAACGTAAAAAAGATATTCATGATCAAATGGATAATATTAAAGCTGATATTATTAATCAATTAACATAAGGAGGTTATATTAATGACTCAGGTTCAACCTCATTTATTAAAAGTACCTTTTAAGTCAGCGATAAAAAATGATAAGTTTAATCTTAAAATTCTTCTTGCTGGAGAAACTGGATCAGGAAAAACTCATCTATGTGGAACCTATACATTTGGTCCAGTTCATTTTTATATGGTTGATAAAGGCGGAGAAGTTACTTTAAGGAAATTAGTAAAAAATCGTCCTTCTAATGCACCACTCACAGTTGATATATTATCATCAACTGAACTTAGTTTATTAGATATCTGGACAAAAATCCAACAAGATGAAAAAGATGGGTTTTTTGATTATATAGCAGAACAAAATGGATTGATAGTATTTGATTCAATTACTAATATTGCTATTAAGGGTAAAAAAGAAATTGCTAAAAGATGTTCAGTAACTCCACCAGAAATTGGAAAAAAAGCAGATTCAAAAAAGAAGTTTGGTTTTGTTCATTGGGATCAAATTGAGTCTTGGTTATTTACTATAATCAGTACAATTCAAGATTTACCTTGTGCTGCTGTAGCAACTATTCATTTAATGACGATGACAGATGCGGAGGGATCTGTAGTTTGTAAAAAACCTTTATTACAAGGATCAATGAGAGATAAAATTGACATTGATTTTACTGAAGTTTATCTTTGTGATGTAAGGGCTGGTAAGCATCAAATATATATGCAAAAAAAAGCTGCCTTTGCTGCAAAATCAAAAGCTTTTTCTTGTTCAAAACTTGAAAATGTAACACTTGATTATTTAGCAAAAGCTTATTTAAATAATGATACATTAGGAACCCGATAGAATAATCTATCATAATATAACTTTATTTAGGAGAATAAAATGCCTTTAATAAAAGATTTAAGTAGTATTCCAGATTTAACCGTTGTTTCACCTGCAGAATATGATCTTAGAGTTATAACTGCAAAGGAAGTATTAAGTAAAAATACTGGACGTAATAGTATTATGCTTGTGTGTGAAATTGTAGGCGAAGAAAATGCCCAGAATTTGATTCATAGTATTTGGTTACCTATGGAATCTGATGATGAAACTAAAGCTGGAACAATGTGGAGAATGATTAAAGATTTTACAGTTGCTTTAGGGCTTGAAGGAGATCTTGAACTTGATGATTTTAAAAATCTTGAATTTACTGCTGTACTTGAGATTGAAAAATTTGAAGACTATGGTGATCGTAACATCATTAAACGTATCACATAACTGCCTGTTCAACTATTGAACACCAAGCCTTTATGGTGATAACTTTATTTTTTATTTTTTTAGTTATCACCATAAAAATATAGGAGGATTAAAAAATGAAAAAAATATATTTAGCTGCACCTTATTCACATCCAGATCAAGAAATTATAGCTTCGAGAGTTAAATATGTAAATAAAATAGCAGCAAGATTAATGAAAACTGCTATAGTCTATAGTCCAATTAGCCATTGTCATGCGATTGCAATAGAAAATGAACTTCCTACAGATGCAGCTTTTTGGGAGAATCAAAATAAAGCCTTTATTAAGTGGTGTGATCAGTTAGTAGTTTTAAAACTTCTTGGTTGGGAACAATCAATAGGAGTTAAACAAGAAATAGCTTGGGCAAGAGAATTTAAAAAAGAAATTATTATGGTACCAAACCAATCTTTATGGGTTTAAAGCTATGAAAAAACCTTTTTATTTTTTATTAGTTTTCTTTTTTCTAATAATAATATTATTTTTTATTCTTCATAAAGATTTAAAACAAATAAAAATAAATAACACCATAATACGCCAACAAAAGCAAATAATTCATAATCAAAATATGCTTTATTTAACTTTAAATAATATATATCCAGTGAAATTAACACCAGTTTTACCTTATAAAAGGAGTCATAATAATGAAATCTATAACAACAATGCTAAAGCAATTAAGAAAAAAATACCCAGAAGGTGATCATAGTATAACAAAAAACTACCGCTTTTATACTGAAGATTCAAAAGTAAATATTGATTATAGTTTGAATTATGATTTTACAGTCCAGAAAAATACGTGCCATGTAAATTTAACATATCCAGAATTAGTTAAAACAGTAAATAAAATATTAAAATAACTTTCTGCCCGTAATCCTCCAAGGCTG